AAAAACAAAAAAAAGAAAAAAAAGACATCACATTTTTTCAATCAAATCACAATTGTTGTCAGAACTGAAGAATCGCCCGCAGATAAATATGATGAGTGTAAAAAAATTAATATAAAATTATTCAGAAATGGATCAATACAAATGTCAGGATGTAAAAATTTAAATGATATCAACATTGCTCTCAATAAAATTATTAAGAGATTGTCAGAAAGTGTTGGTATTTCGGAAGAAACCACAAATGAAATCAAAAAAATAATATTCGTAGAAAATAAAACTAAACTTGGAATTTTTGATTTTAAAATTGATATGATAAATTCAAATTATAAAATCAAATTTCATGTCAACAGACAAAAATTATATGATAAATTATTAAGTGATAATATACAATGTTCTTATGAACCATGTATTAGAGCATGTGTAATTATTAAATATACACCAGATAAAGATAATGATGAAAATAAAGATATTTCTATTTTTGTTTTTGAAAAAGGAAATATAATAATAACAGGAGCCAAAAAAGCTTCTCATATAATTTCAGCATATGATTTTACAAATAAATTATTGAAAAAATACCAATCGGAAATTAAAATGATCAATTTGGATAATATTATAATAGAATCGGGTTTTGGTCATTTATTAAATGCAGAATAAATTAAATATTTTTCAATAATCATCACCTAAACTCAAGATTTCGCGACCATTATCAGTTAAAAAAATTGTGTGTTCATATTGAGATATGTAAGAATTTTTAATATCGTATAACGGAGGATATCTATATAATAATCCTTTTGTTGCCAATTCTTTTATTCCAATTTTGTAATTTGGGATATGATCAAACCATCTATCCACAATTGGCAAGGTTGAATATTTATTTTTAATTTCTTTTAATACTTTCTTGCTACAATCAAATTTTAGATTGTAGTTTGGAATATCATGTAAAGCATATAAATTATTTTCATCTTCATTATGAAAAGCAAATCCATTTCCTGTTGTAGCAAATGTTTCGATAGCATACATTGTATTACTTTTCATTTTTTCTTGACTTTCATTTTTTATTCCTAAAAGTAATTGTCCGCCATGAATTTTATATTTATTTATATTATGACCACCTAAATTTCTAACTGGTTTTATTTCATAATTTTTACCATCAATTGTTATTTCATGACTTTCCATAACTTCTTGAACAACATCCCCCCAATCCCCTAAATTTTGATCAACGCCAGCATGACTAATGCCAATTTCAGTTGCTTCTTTACTTGCTAGTAATAATTCTTCCATAACAGGGTTGAAACTTATACTAAATGCACTATCTATTATGTATCCATCAACATGTGTGCCAAAATCTATTTTATAAATTGATTTATCATTCATTATCATTTTAGATGTAGGCGAAAAATGTGCTGCACAATTATCAACACTAACACCACATGGAAATCCTATACCACCATTCAATCCTTCATTGTTAGATAATATTTTTGTTATTTCTTCTATTTTTTTGACAATTTCAAATAAATCACAACCTGGTTTTAAATCTTTTTGAATATGGTATCTCACTTGTTTATGAATTATTGATGCTTTTCTCATTTTATTTATATCTTGAAAATTATTTATTGATATTCCTTCTAATTTTCCGATAGGATATGTATTATTATATTGTTTTTCAACACTATCTAAAATAAAATTTTTTGTCCATGGCTTAATTCCAAATATTGACATTATTTATAAAATAAATTATTTGTTTAAATAATAAAAAAATTAACAATTAGAACCATCTTCATAACAAGGATAATTGATTTCTGTCCATGATTTTACAGTTGCCCATGCACAATCTGTTTCTATACCTAATTGATTTTCTCCTTTTTTGATTCTAAAAAACCCATTTTCTCCCCAATATTCACCCCATGAATTTCTTACAATCCAATAATCTTTTTCCCAACCAACTATCGAAACAATATGATTTATTTCTTGAGATTCATTTGGTAAATCTATTACACCACCATTATAATTATCAAGTGGTGATGCATTAACTCCACATGCAATTGGTCCAAACCTGTATATTTCATTCATTATATTTTTTTCCCCAGATACACTGCCGAAATCATCGATTGTAACATTTGGATAACTTTTAATTGCCTTACATTTACCACCTTTTTCAGTAAATGTCGAACATGTTCTACAAATATTAATTGGTTTGCATTTTGTGTCAACATGATTACAAAAACCTTCTGAAGAATCTGATGAACAAGCAATATAAGACTGACATGTATCAAAAGGTACAGAACCATATTCTTTGACAAAATTATAAGCCATCAAATGATCTCCACCATAACATGAACCAGCATTTCCACAATTTAGAATAAATTGAATTGATAAATTTATGTCAGGAGAAGTTCCATTACGTAAAATTTTAACTCGGTCTGCCAATGCGGACATTGAACCATGTGCCCAACATGAACCACAATACTGAGGAATATGTTGATTTAATGATTTAGTCAAAAATGATTTTCCATCAATATTACCCCAATTCCATGAATCTGGTAAAACTGAATTATCTATAATGGTGTCTTTGGGTCTTGTTAAATTTCGGACAAAAATACAATTTACACAACTTAGAATCAATAACAATACAAAAAATTTCATTTTAAAATAAGGTAAGTGTTCAATCATTAATTAAATCAATTTTTATTTAAAAATTGATTTCTACATATTTTAACTTTAAAATATAATAAAATGGACACAAATACTTTAGATCAAATAAATATTTATGGAGCGATTTGTTGTTTAGCACTACTATTAATAACTGGAATTACTAATTTAATCAAACGATATCTATATATTAAATTATTCAAAGAAATAAAAAATCTAAGTCCAGGACCAAATTTGAGTTTAAAATCTAAAATCACCACATATTTTAATTCTCAAACTGAATTTATGCATTTGTCTCAAAAATTTGGTATAATTGAAACTGTTTATCATTATATTTTTAATTTCTTTGTTTTTTCAACAATTATTTTTGTTTGTTATCTTTTAGCGAGATATACATATGTTGGTTCTTTATCATTGGCCATAGAAATTTTATATTACATTATTAGTGGTATTGAAGCTTTTATACTTTTTATGTCTGTAATAAATATTGGTGAGTGTTGTGGTTTTAATTTGTCTAAATTAAATTATTATAAAAAAAATATAAAAAGTAAATCTTGTTTAATTATTCCTTTTGGTGGGTCGAAATTAGAAAATAAAATGATTATATTACAAAAAGTGTTAGAGAATGCCAAACAAATTTTTAAAAAAAAAAATATTATTTTGCTTCATAACGGAAAAAAAAATGATCCTGGTGAAATTCAACAATCACTCAAAGAATTATGCGAAAAATATAACACTATCTATACATATATACCTGTTGGAAGTAAATCATATAGCATATATTATGCATGTAATTATTTATGTGATAAATATGATTATATTATGGTTATTGACGATGATGTGATTTTACCAATTGATTTAAAATTGCCTCACGACGAATCAGAATTATTCAAAATTTGGGCTTTTATGATTTGTGCTGAACCACCAGAAGAAACAACAAATTTTCTGTCAAAAATGTTAGTCTATTGTCAAGACGTCGAATATAGATTTTCAGGATTTATTAAATTTTTACAATCAAGATATGGTACATTATCAACTCTATCACATCATGGAGCCATATCTTTTTATGACAAAAATACTCTTAGACGAGTTATGGATAAACATGATGGGGTTTTCGACGGTGAAGATTTATTAATGGGTATTATTGCTTACAATTCAGGATACAAAATGAAAACTCTCCCAGATCAATATGTTCCGACTAAAACACCAGATAATTTTTATGATTTTTACAGACAAAGAGTATATTCTTGGGACTATGTTATTTTAAAATTTATTCCTCATTATTTTAAAATATTATTTAATTTCGATTTTAATAATTTAATTTTGAAATTAAGTTCATTATATAATATTTGGACAATCATACAAGATTTTACAAGAATTCCAAATTTGATAATTTTAAGTGTGTTCCAGAAAACCAATATGTGGATCGGAATATATATAGCTATTGGATTATTTTGTAAATCTTTTGGCATATTATTTATTTTGTTTTTTAGAAATAGCTACAATGCACCCAAAATACCGATATTCTATGGATTAATGTTAGTACCTTTTTTTCCCATATATTCTGCAATAACATATTTATTTAGAATTATAGCACAGTTCAAATATCTTATTTTTTATGATCCAAAAATAAAAAATAAGATAAAATTAAAAGATAGACCCCAATTACCCAATTTGTTAAGATATTTTAAAATTGAAGAAATAGAATGGAGACAAATATATGATCTTGAAAATGTTCCAAATAAAAAAGAATTGAGTTTTAATTTTAGTCCTCAAAACTCGAATGATTCGCCATTGAAATATTTTAATAATGATATTGGCGACTACACAATTTTAGAAAATAGAATAAATATTTTAAGCAATCAACTCAAAAATATCGAAGACAAAATTTCAAATTTAATTTGTAATTATGAATGTGATATTATCATTCCTGAAATGATCCCAAAACAACATGAAAACATTTATGGAGGAATTGGAGAATATACTGAATTCACATTGGAAGATTTTGTTATTCCAAATAAAATTTAAAAAAAATCTTCTTCTGACAAATCGTTTTTTTGTTGTTGTACAACCAAATTATTTACCAAAGGATTATTTATTAATGAATCTAATCCTATATCATCATAATGATAATCTGTGTTTGTAACAAGTTGTTTATGTTTAGTGTATTGAGAATCTAAAATGTCAGTCGTGTTATGATTCAAATTGAAATGAGGATGTTGTATTGTTCCTACTCTAACATTTGGTTTTAAATTAACATTCATTAATTCTGGAAGTGGACCCAAACTTACGTTACATTTTGTAGGTTCTCTTCCCATTAAAGATTGTTCTTTTACATCGTTAGTTTCAGCATTCAAAACATATTGATCATATGTTGTCGGTTTTGTTTCCCAAGCAGATATTGGTCCTTTATGATTCATTATTAAAGTAGTTTGTTTATTGGTTGTTCTTGCGATATCATCTAATCTTCTTGCATAACCTTGTTTATCTATTGCTGATATTACTTTGATTACATCTTCATGTTGAGTTGTTTGTCTTATTGTCGGTTTAGCAGTTT